AGGATTTCTGTTTTGCTTGTCCACTTTAAGACCGTTCTTTTCAAGATAATCGTAAAGGTAATCTACACGCTTTCTGTATTCGTCATAGTCTTTGGCATCAACCTTTACAATTGCATGAAGGCTCTTTCCACCAGAATGCGTAAGTGTTGCAATTGGCAGTTCAAGCTTTCTATAAAGAGCATCCTGTTCTGAAATAGGCATATCGTCACTTTCAACTAGTGCATAGTCGAATCTTGTAATGTTTTCATTCTTTACGCCTTTACCATCCACAGGATTAAATCGTATCCAAGCACCACATTCCGTTTTCCAGTCACCGATAGTAGCACCCAAGTCATCTGGATGTTTCTTGATGGAATCAATGAGTTCTTTGGCTGTTCTGTCATAGACACCTTTTGAAGGCATCCATTTACCTTCGCTATCCTGCCATACGTCATTGGATACATATCCGACTAGTTCTTCTGGCTTGAACAGCGTTTCTAAATATGTAATAAGTTGTTCTGCTGGCGTAAGGCTTCTAGGTATTTCATAGGTTATTCCGTTACCGTCATACTCGATGATATCGTCCCACTCCAAACAACCGTCACCTTCAAACGTGTGGGCCACAAAGCCTCTGTCCTTCGCCATTTGAACGATAGTCGCACCAGTAATCGGATTAGAACTTCCGCCAAACGTGGCCCATTTACGGCCGCACTCGCCAGCCTTGTATCTGCTATCGTTTCTACTCCAGTCGTCCCATACCGAACAGTCATAGCCTTCGCTTTTTAGAGCCATTCCGACATTCACCCATTCTTGATATGAGAGTGTAGAAACATCTATATATTTCAGTGATTCTAATACATTATCTTTTTCCATTTCGTCCTCCTATTAAGGTTGATAACTTGCCGCATTGATTCCTCTTGGCAAGTACCAGTTGTTTTCTGCTATTCTTGAGACCATCTTGCTAGCCGCTTCAAAAGTCCATGTTCCCACATGTCTGAATCCATATTTTTCAAGGCATCTGATATGGCGAGGTGAAGCTAAGCCTTCAATCTGTCTATTCTTTAACTTATCGATTAAAAGTGATGCCATGCCGCAGTTTTGAATAGACTCGGCATAGATACCATGCTTTTCAAGATACTCGATTTGCTTTTGAGTAGCAGGTGCCATTTCCCAAGCGAATGTAGGCTCATAGTTTGCCAAGTCCTCAGCCGCAATAGAGAATGCGTATTGAATAGGATCAACAAGCTTTCTTTGTTTCTTTTTCATAGCTTCAAGTTCTCTGGCAAGTGCGTCTTCTCGTTCTTGTATTGCATCTCTTTCTGCTTCATTCTCGGCTTCAAGCAAATCTACACCAGACTCTTTATCCATCATCTTTTTATCGATTCTGGCTGCGATATCTTGGTCTTTTGAGATAAGTGCAGAAGGTCTACATAGGTCGTGTCGTTCTGTCATCCAAAGGAAATCCAAAAGAAGTAACTCTTTCTTTCCAGGAGATAGTCTCATTCCACGTCCTACCATTTGCTGATAAAGTGAACGCACCTTTGTAGGTCTTAAAACGATGATGCAGTCTACCGCTGGGCAGTCCCAACCTTCCGTTAAAAGCATGGAGTTGCAAAGCACGTCATACTCACCGTTTTCAAAGTCTTTTAGTATCTCATCTCTGTCTTTTGATTTGCCATTTACTTCTGCTGCCCTGAAACCATGAAGGTTTAGAAGCTCACAGAACTTCTGACTAGTTTCAATTAGAGGAAGGAACACTACAGTCTTTCTGCCTTTGCAGTAATTCAGCATTTCAAGAGTGATTTGGTTTAAGTAGGGCTCTAAGGCACAGCCGATTTCACCTACTGCATAATCTCCATTTGAAAGACCGACATTGTTAATATCAAGTTCAAGCGGAATCATCTGTGCTTTGACTGGGCATAGGTATCCGTCTTTGACTGCTTGGTGCATTGTGTATTCATATGCCTTACTATCAAAGAACTGACCGAGATTCTTTTGGTCGGCTCTATCTGGTGTGGCTGTTACACCCAGTACCTTTGCTGTATCGAAATATTGAAGTATCTTTTGATATGATTCACTCATAGAGTGATGGGCTTCATCCACTACGATTAAATCAAAATAATCGTGTGGAAACTTACTAAGTCTTTTCTCTTGTGACAAGGTTTGAACTGAAGCCACTGTGACAGGCTCGAAACTACCGATTGATGTAGATTCTGCCTTTTCAAGTGCTGTATCAAGACCGCTTGCAAGTTTCAATTTCTCACTTGCTTGGTCGAGTAGTTCGCTTCGGTGTGCTAAGATTAAGGCTCTTTTACCGCCATTTACATTAAGTTCTACTACCTTTGCAAATACTATCGTCTTTCCCGTACCAGTAGGGAGCACAAGCAAAGTATGCTTATGTCCCTTTTCAAATTCATCTGATACGGCTTGAACAGCATTTGCTTGGTATGGTCTAAGTTCTACCATAACAAGCCCTCCTTACCTTAGAAAGGAAGATCGCCATCGTCTTCCACAGGAATAAGAGTAGGCTTATCGTTTTTGAAAAAGTCAGGATTGTAATCAATAAACTTATCCATATCGTTTACAGTCTTTTCTTCGCCATAGCTGTTTGTGTATGTTCTTTGCTTAATGTGAGCTCTGCCCTTAGAGCCAATAACAGTGTTCCAGTTCATGACAAGCTTTTCACCAGACTTCTTTTGGCCGATGCAGCGGAAGAAAGAAGAAATACGCCATTCAACACTTCTATAAAGAAGAAGGTCAAACTTTACGATGCAGATGCCTTCATCAGTTGTGATTTGAGCAGTGATAGCAGCTTTGTTGCAAGCAGGAATCTTAGGTCCGCCAGGGAATCTGCCACGTTCAAAATTAGTAATAACGAAGTTGTAATCTCCTTCAGGAAGAAGCACGAACTCCTGACCGTCATTTTCGATGGAATCGTTCCAGTCCATCACCATGTTTTGATTATTAATTGAGTTATCCATTATTTATTTCCTCCATTAGTTTTAGTAATTGTTTCTACGATTTTCTTAAAGTTAGGAATGATCCAGCGAGTGATAAAGTCTTCAGCATAATCCGAGATATGAGAGCCAGCTTCATAGTGGCCTTTATCGATTACTACCTGTTCTACATCAGCTTCTGTGATACCGTTATCTGCAATAAGTTTTTTAAGCTTGTCTACTACCGAAGTATCTGTTTTGGTTTCCGTAACTACTTCTTTTTTAGCAGGTGCTTCACTTCCAAAAAGGTGCTTGATTTCCTTATAGTCAAGGTCAAGTTCGTCAGGAAGATTGAAGCGGTTTTTAGCATCGAAAGTAGGATGATGGCTTGTATACATAACACGCTTGCCGCCTTGAGCTTTCTTTGTATTGTTTTCTGTAGTAACAACGAAAGTCTTATAGTTGCAGAAAAGAAGCACATCACACCATTCCTTAAGAAGCGGTGCTACTTGTTTAGAGAGTTTCATTTCCCAGCGGTCAAATTGACCTTGTTCTTCTGGAAGTTCATACTTACGAGGTTTGCCATGAGCAATAACCACAGGATTAATTCCTACATCAACAAGCTTTGACAAAAGTTTCAAGAAACCGCTGAACTCTTCGCCAAGATAGGTATAGCCTTTGCCGTAACCGAAAGATTCAATGCTGGCTTGTCTGTATTTGTTGCAAATGAAATCAGTACATAAAGTTTCTGCCCAGTCAGCTGTATCAATAACGAGTGTTTTGCAGATGTTAGGTGTTTCGATTACTTCTTTTACTGTTGCGAGCAATTCTTCCCAACCAGTGATTTTGATACGTCTTACATTAAGTCTTGCAGTGCCGCCTTCAGTATCTAAGAAAAGAGGCTCTGGCATTGCAGCAGCAAGGCTGGATTTACCTACACCTTCTGCACCATAAATAACGCATTTGATAGGTGTGCGTTCTACACCTTTAACGATGTTTAACATTTAATTCGTCTCCTTATTTATTACAATTTCTTCTCTTGCGTCAGATTCAGGAGCAAGCACTGTTTGACCTTTTGGCTTCACGATGTATTCGCCTACTAAGTCGTTAAATTGAGTCTTTCCGACCACCTTTTGAAGGTCACTTATTGAGAGTAGTTTCTTTGGTGAGTATGGATCGTAGCCTTGATCTGTAAGTATTCTTGCTACAGCCATTTCATCAGAGATTTTTCTCTTTGTGACTGATTCCACTAACTTGTAACCTTTCCACTTCTTACCGTTTTCAATAGCTCTCTTTAAGCAGTAAGCTTTGATGTCTTCACAATAAGAAATGAGTCCGTCAAGCTTTGGTAGGATTTCCTCGATTTCCGCATCGCTCATAAGTTCAGGCTTCTTGTCTGTGTCAGCAACTTTGAGTGAATCCTCAGCTCTTTTTCTACAGACATTTCTTCCTGGACAATACTTACAATGGCTACCACTGACCGCTGTAGGATTTTCCTTTTGAGCTTCCTTTGCAGCAGGTCTTAATACCGATACTTCCCATTCAAGTAAATCTTCTAAATCAAGAGTGACATCATCAATATTTCCGATGCGTTCTTGATAAATGACTAGTCTTACTTTTTTAATAGGATAGATACCTTCAAAGGTCTTAAAAGCGTAAAGGCCGTATATGCCAAGTTGGCTGTTAAGGTTTCCTTTATCGTCTTTGACTTTTACAGGGATAAATCCTGTCTTGTTGTCGATTATGGTGAGTGTGTCTCCTGAGATGATTACTGCATCTGCTGTACCATGCGTATCTGGTGCGTAGTCCATTTCGAGTAGTTGCTCTACAAACACAACTGGTTTTTCACCTGTGCGTTTTTCCTCATAATCTACTGTTCCGATAACGAAGTTGGCATAACCCGTAGCGAGTTTTTCCATTTCATCGTCATAGTGTTTGAAGCTGGCTTTTAAGTCCTCGATTGAAGTATTTTCTTGAGAGTCATAATCAATAATGTTTAGGCTCTTACGAATATAAGCTTCTGCAAGACTGTGGCACTCACTGCCAAATTCGCTGGCTTCGTTTGTTTCATCTTCTTTGGTTGCAAGAAACTTTGCTGAATATCCGCAGAAGATCCATTCATGGCTACTCGGTGCGAGTATGCTGTGTGTTCTTGGTGGCATTGTCTGTCCCTCCTTCTATGATTTTTTCTTCTGATAACATCAGAACTTGGTTTGCTAGAGCTTTTGTCATAAAGCTGATAGTCATTAACGAATCAAATAAATCAACTCTACTTACAGAAGGTTTGTCTCTAGCTGCTTGAACTTGAACTTCCATTTTCAGTTCCTCCTTTTTGAATTCTGAAGGTGCTGTTCTTGCCCTTCTGATAGACAAATGG